GCCGTTTTCGTCAGGCCCAAGAGCCAAATCAAAAAATGTTTTGTTGAAACTTAAAATTGTTTGTCTCTGAAGCTCAATACCACCGATTGAAAATGCCCCTGCAATACCATCTAGAATTGAGCCGTCTGAATCATCAGTTAATTGCGGAACCTTGCTCTGAACTGCGGCAATGATAATATCGTAAAGCGTTTGCTGAGAGCTAAGTGGTAAAGACATCTATAATGATCCTACGTTAAACGGTGTAAAATTCATTTTCTGTTCAGTGTATCCAACTGGCGTAACAGATATTGAAATAGTTGTCATTTGCGGAGTGCCATCTTCAGATGTAACCGAAACACCACTCACCGACTGGACCCTTGGATCAAGAGGAAGTTGCGCCATGATAATCTTAGCTAGTTTCTGTTGAGCTTGCAAAGATGTTGCGCAATTCTGAAAATTTCCAATTCCGCATCCATAAGTTGGTCGATGCACAAGAGATCCTGGAACGGTAATAAGACGATGGAAAATAGCTTGTCGAAAATTAGCTAGACCTGTAATGACCTGCAAGTCACCACTTGGCGAAATTAACATATCGCCCATGAGCGAAATGTCAGTTAGCATCGCGTCTGTAATCGTTGCCATTAGCTAACCGTCCCCGTTCCTGTTGCCGCCACCGTGCCGCCCAGGCCGGGACCGCTTGTAACAGTCCCGGCATCCGTTGTCGATACCACCGCATTCGATTGGATGTAGTTTACAATAGCCGTAGCCAAAGCGTCAGCAAAATTTTTCTGAGCGGCAATTGGCACAGTTCCTGTTACCGTACCACAAAACGAATTGAGATTCGTCACAATTACAGCCGATAGGCCAGACGCGGTCATTGCCACTAGACCCCCCTTTCGGTAAATGCGATTTGCGACAAGATGTTAGTTGCTTCGGTGCTCAAATAGGTCGAGATATCCGTCTGTAATTGGATATCGAGCGCGGCCAAGGCCGTTACCCATGCCGGGTTTACTATGCCGAGCTCGCCCGGTGCTGTGCAGATAACCGCAGGAGTGGTTTGCAAAATCCCCATCGAATTGATCAAGGTATCAATCCGAGTGGTAAGATTGGTCAAAAATGTCTTGAGCACATTACCAAGCGCGAGCGGTTCAGTAGGCTCAACATTCGGCCTACCGATTCCAACTTTCGTATCGCTACCAAGATAAAGTTTTTTTCCTGCGCGAGAATATTTAACAGTGTTACCAAATCTTGCAAAAACAGGAATTGGCTCGTCGCCATTATTAACTAATTTCATTACGAAGCATTCCTCTGCCTCGCCTTCTGCAAATGAAATCAATGCAAGATCATTCAATTCTGGAAATGTAACGTCATTTACATCAGAAAAAGTCATCTCAGCAATTACGCCTCTTTCGCTTGGTAAAATAGTTATACCAACGCGCAATACACTTCCATCATTTGAAAGACCAAGACTGTTAACTACACCAATTGAATTATGCGACCTTGGGTCTAAAAAAAGCTGTTTTAAAAATTCTAAATCTGAACTCATGTTGACAAATTCTTTTCTTCAAATGAAATCAAGTTTTGAAATTCAACAGATAGTTTAAATCCTGATTCATTACTCATGCTCATTTTGTAGCTTTTAATCTGAAACCTTGGCGACATTTTATTTATCGTTGTGGCGAATAAATTAGCCGTAGTGTAGTCATAACCTCGCTGCACTAAATACTCTGTCTTCTCGTCCCATGATGAAAGTCTTGAAATACCGGCTAAATCCTGCGGATCAATCTCAATGCAAATTGTTTGACCTTTGCGAATTTGAGTCAAATCGAAAACTTTTGTTTTTGTAGAAATGGCAATCGTTGATGATTCATAAGTTTTTGTTGCCGAATTATATGTGTTGCGCCCGGCTGATTCAGATCCGCTCGCGGTCCCATGCCCAACCATTTCAAAAGTCTCAAAGCTTCCCTCTAATTGCTGCAAACTATACTGCTCGTAAATTCTCTGAGCGATAAGAATTAACGCAGCTTGATTTTGAACACCATGATATGTAAATGTAATATATGGAGCCGGCTGACTTGCGGCAAGTTGGTCAACTGATCCGTCTGGCTTGAGCTGAGGAATCCTAACAGGCACTCGCTGAATTCCGTATTTTGTACACCATGATTGATTCGCCCCCTCTGGGACCAATGCCTTTATGATATTTTTTCCGTCGCGACATCTAACCATGATATTAAAACCGCGCATTCTGCCGATCTTGCGCTTGAATCTTAGATTTTTTACGTTTTGACCGTAAATAATCTTTATGTCGTCGATTGTGTCGGTGCGCTGCTTTCCTGTCGCTTGGTCAACATCAGTTGCTTGATTCTTTGGTGTTGTAAGATAAAGAGCCGGAACAATTTGCCCTTTGTTGTTTTGCCCAATACCCATGAAGATGATCATTCCAGCTCGGTCGCAGGAATCCATTATGATGTCCCAATACGTCTCGCGCTTTCCGCCGCCAGTGTTTGCCATCCCGCCATTTTTGTTGCCGTTTGAACTGCGGTAGGTAGCCAAAATGGGCAACAATGGATTGGTCCCATCTGTTTGCTTGCAGACGATCAGTGGTATTTGAGCCGTGGCCGGGAATGCGGCAAGAAGGCCCTTAATCGCCTTATCAAGAGGTAGATTCTCGTTTAGCGGGCTTTTGTTGCTGTACTTCTGATCGATCAGCAGGGCGGTGCAATCTCTTCCTGATATAGAAACCTTTCGGCCAGCCTCATCAAAATTGATTTCATTCTCATCAGCAAATCCAATAAAAACAGCATTTGAAATAGTTGGATCAACTAGTGTCGATGCTCCAATCTCAATATCATTCGTTGTTCCATCGCTGTCGGCATCTGGCGGAACATCCTGCATATAAATTACAACGCCTAATGCTCTAATGGTTCTTGGATCGAATGGAAACGATTTATAATCAATCTCTAGATTGAATTTATCCGCAGTTCTATAATCATTTCTTTCAACGGTAACACTTTTTGCTTGTACGTTTATCGTATATCCAGATTGAAGACTTACCACGCTCGCAAGAGTGTAATCTTCTGGAACAATTCTCAACTGCACCGCTGCTCTTGGGTAATAATAACTCATAATTTAGGTATTTCTAATACCGACCCAACAGTTAAAGTATTACTGGTCAAATTGTTATGCTCCGCTATCGCCGATGCATTTGATGCAGTTCCATAAAACTTTATGCTGATATTTTGCAAAGTATTTCCCTGCTGAACGCGATACCTAGATAATGGAACCGTTATCGACATTGCGGAAAATATGGCTTCCATTTGCGTTAAATATTGATTCATATTGCTCATTGCCATACTTGTTTCTGCGCCATATGAAAGATTTCTGTAAGCATCGGTAACTGTTCCGGCTGGAGCACCTTGCGAGCTTAATGACGTGAATGAATTTGGCAATCCTGGAGTTATTCCAAGATTTCCGATAGACCGTTGGAAAATTGAAATTTCAGCTTTAAGATTCTTAATCATTCCAAGTGCGCGATTTGCGCTATCTTCAATGCTTTGAGCTGTTGCAATAACATTGGAGACAAAACCTGTAACCGTATTTATTACTGATGAAATGCTAGAAATTAAGTTATTGATCTTTCCGGCAACTGAAAGAGGCAATGACGATGGGACCGACGAATAAGTAGACATGAAATCACTTGCCGCGTTTATCATGTTTTGATTCGCAGATCCTGGAGCGATTTTTTCTGGGCCAGTAAAATAATTGTTAATCGGCTGAGTTTCGCTAACAACGCAAAAAGTAATGTCGTAATCGATCCATGAAAGCTTGTTCATTTTAAATGAACCCTTTTCAAGGAATCCCCAGCGAATCCAGCTCAAATCAGCTACTCCACCTGGGCCATGAACACCAAACTTTACTAGATTTCCCCTAACAATCATTTCTTTAATTTCTAAATTGTACTGATACGCGGTCCCATACATATCCATTCCGTTAATGGTTTTATCTAGCCGCTTATCTTTAAATCTTCCTTTAATATCAAGCGGGCCATCCTTGGCCCCCAGCACTTGAACGACTGGCTCCCTGTTCCCTGGGTAGTATTCTTTAACAAGCCTTTGCTCTATATCCCAAGGCATCGGCTGGAATGGCATGTTTGTTCCCTGCCATGCAATTGACGTATCGTTCCCGCTCAAATCATCTTGCGCCACTCCATTTATATATTCCACAATTTGAAAACCATTGTGAAAATCTTTGCCTCTTAATTTTCCTTGTCTAACAGGCGAAGAAAACGGATTGCTAATTGACGCTTCAATACTGTCAATATTCATGTTGGGTCACCCCAGAGATTATTTAATCCACCATATAGAGACATATTCGATGCTTGCGCCTTGTTGATGATAGCTTTTTTCAAATGAGAAGTAACAGCGAATGCGATTCGATCTGGCTCCATTTGCTCGCGCATATCAAAGCGAGCATCAACTTTTATTTCGTTCTTAATATGTGGGTCTGAATTCTGTTTTGTTTTATCGCCACTATATCTTGTCATGAAATCATTGTAACCACTCATGAAATCAGCGCCAAATTTCTTAAACGAATCTCTATCAGTTGGTTTTGCGAAAATAGTTTCAGCCATAATCAAGCTCATCGCTCCAGATATAACGGCCAAAGTGTGCTGCACTATCCATCCAAGCCACCCCAGCGATGTTCCAAGTGCATTAAGAGTGGTCAAAAGAACATTAGCCCAAAATGATGTTTTGAATAATGGATAAATCAAATCAGACCAAAACCCAATTGACATTGTTAGCGGCAATAGAACTAGAGAAATATTATGCTTTAATTTTAAAAAAGAAGCGGCTATGTCTGGCATAATTTTTACCCAGTCTTTGGCGTCTTCGACCGATGCTTTTATAGAAGCTCTCCTAATTATCTCAACAAAATATCCGATTGCAAGGAAGTTACCGATTAGCAATCCAAGGTCAGCCATTGATGCGCCTAGGATTTTGAATACTTTATAAACCAGCGATCCCTTTTCGGCTAAAATTCCAAAAACATCAACACCAACAGCGGCACCGAAAAAGCTTTGAAATTTTGAAGCTATCCCGGCAAACATTCTTACTTTTCCGCCAAGAATTCCTAGCAACCAAGAAATAGTTAATAAATTGCTAGACCATGCCATTGAATTTTTCATGTCTTTGCCGAAGCTGCGCATTTGCTTGATGTTGATATAAAGCTTCTCTGGATCGGCTAAAAACTCACTTAAAATTGTTCCAATAGTCTCACCAAGTTTCGCCCCATTCTCTAAGAGCCAAGCATTAGCTTGCTTCAGCATTAGTTTTAATGGAATTACCAACGCATCGCCAATCGGCTTTAAAACCTTCTCGACATTTGCTTTTAACAGGCCGATTTGAACGGTCATCATATTCAACCGCGCAGCCAGGTAGCCAGCGTTTTCGCCAAGCTCTGTCATGGCTTTTATGATTAGATCCATTTTCTTTTCTGGCATCATCCCAGAAAATTGTTGAGGATGCATTATACCAGCGCTTCTAAATGACTGCGTGTTAACGAGTCGTTCGAATGCTTTTCCGCCGAATGTTCCACCTGGGCTAATCGCGTGCGCAATTTGTTCCGCTAGGAAATTTCCGCCAAGGCCCATTGATTCGGCGCCGATCATGGTATTTTTCGCAAGACTTATTGCGCCTGAAAA